GAACGTCAACCTGATCAAGTCCATCCCGGCCGACTACTTCAAAAAGGTCGAGACGATTGTTCTGGGCGGCATGAAGGACGGCCTCGCGCCTACCACCATCGCCAAGCAGATTCAGGAAGAGACGGGCGTCAGTGCGCGTCGGGCAAAGCTGATTGCGCGTGACCAGGTGTCACAGCTCAATTCAGATCTGACCCGGCAGCGCCAGACCGCAGCGGGGATCGTGCACTACAAGGTCCAGGATGCTGACGACGTGCGGGTATCCGGTAACCCTTCCGGCAAATACCCGAACGCAAAGATCAGCTGCTGGGGGATTGCGCGGCAGGACATCGGCTACGGCCCAGGGGTTTACAAGGTGGCGGAGGGTGCGACCTGGAAGGGTGTGACCAACCTGCACCCTGGCAAGCACCACCCGCTTTGCCGCTGCGTCGGTATCGCGATGATCCCCGGCGTGAACTATTTCCCCGACCAGAACGGGTAACCCATGAAAAGAATGACCATCGACGAGGCCTTCAAGCCTTCGTCGCGCACTGTCACGCCTGAAGGCTTCCTCTGCGTCAAGGGAGTGGCGGCCCGTACCGGTGTTTATCAGTACGTGTCGACCGAGCTGGATCTCGACGGGCCAGAGCGCATCGTCAACGTCTACCGGCCGCCGGCTCAAGTGTTCGCTCCCGAATCGATGGCGACCTTCCCCGATAAGGACGTGACCAATGACCACCCGGACGATCTGGTCGACTCGACCACATTCAAGCAGGTGTCGGTGGGCCACGTCCGCGGCGTCGAGCAGGACGGCGACAACCTGGTGGTCGACCTGATCATCAAGGATCAATCAGCCATCGACGACATCCAGTCCGGCAAGGCTGAGCTCTCCCCCGGCTACCTGGCCGAGTACGTCGAAGCCCCTGGCATCGACCCGGTGTCCGGCACCGCCTACGAGTTCGAGCAGCGCGACATCCAGATCAATCACGTCGCCGTTGTAGAAGCAGCGCGAGGCGGCAAGGTCGCCCGCATTTTTGACCACAAACCGAAAGGTGTACCAATGGCACAACGGAAAGTCTTTTTAGACTCCAAGAAAAGCCGCTCCATCATCCTTGACGAAGAGGCTGCTTCGGTAGTCGAAGACGCCGTTGCAGCCCTTCAGAAGTTCGCTGATGAAGAGTCGGCTCGCGCAGACAAGGCAGAAGCCACCAAGGACGAAGCTGAAGAGAAGCTGGAAGAGGCTAAGAAGGAAACTTCTGACGCCGCTATCGGCGCTCGCGTGAAATCCACCCTCGACACCATCGCCCTGGCGGCCCGTGTCGTGAAGTCGTTCGACGCCAAGGGCCTGGTGTCCCCGCTCGAAATCAAGCGCGCCGCAATGGCACAGCTCAAGCCAACCCGCGACTGGGCCGCCAAGTCCGAGGCCTACGTGCTGGCCGCCTTCGACGCCGCTGCTGATGAAGCAGAGGAAACCAAGGACGAAGACGAGGACGACGACAAGTCGACAGTCAACGACAGCCTGAAGCAGTTCGCCAAGGATGCGGCCAAGGTCGGCACCAAGGCGACCATGGACGGCACCAACGCTTACAACGACTTCCTGCGGGGTAAAAAGTAATGGCGACTGCATTCGACACCTTCAACCAGTACGCCAGCACGGCTTTCGAGGGTCAGGTCAATGACGACTCGATGTTCGACGACATCACCTATGTCGTCGAGTCTGCGGCTGTTCCGTTTGGCCGCGCAGTGATCCAAGGCGCTGCTGACAGGGGCGGCAAGCTGCCAGCCGCTGCTGCCGCGGTCATTATCGGCGTGCAGGTGCGCCAGGCCATCAGCGTCAGCGGCGGCTACCTGACCGGTGATGGCAATGCCAACGCCAACCCTGTCGGCTCGCGCGCTGTAGGCCAGGAGTCTACCGCGCGGGCATACGGCCGGATCTGGGTCAAAACCCTCGCCGGCGCAACACCAGGCCAGCAGGTCTATGTCGTGCCAAACACCGGCGAGTTCACCAACGCCGCTACCGCCGGCAACCTGCTGTGGCCTGGCGCGAGCTTCAAATCAACCGCTGCTGCTAACGGCATGGCACTTATCCAAGTTCGCGGCCAAGCGCTCGCAACCCTGGCCCCTTAAGGAGAGACGACTATGCCTCGCATGACAATGGACGCCCAAGTCCAGGCTGCACTTGGCTTTTACACTGGCCAGCTAACGTATATCGAGCAGGAGGTGCTGCGTCAGCCGTACCCTGAAATCCGCTATCCGTCCATCCTGAACGTCGACACCTCTGCGCCGGACTGGATCGAAAGCGTGGGCTTCAAAACGCTCGACTTCCGCGGTAAGCCGCAGATCCTCGGCGACAAGTCTAAAGACTACCCGATGGCAGAGATGGCTTCTGCGATGGGCGCTGTGGACGTGCACACCTTCTCGCTGGGTTACAGCTACACCCTGGCTGAGCTGGGCAAGGCCATGGAAATGGAGCGAAGCCAGGGCCAAGGCGGCGCGATCAACTTCCTCGCCGAGAAGCCGAACGGTGTGCGTTTGCTGACCGAGCAATGGCTCGATAGCACTGCGTTTTCCGGTGACGCTTCGGTGCCTTCGCTGGCAACGGGCGGCTTGATCAGCTATCCAGGCGTGCCAGTGGTTGCGACCGGCGTCCTGCTCGGCGGTGCAAACCAGACCATTGCGCAGATCATTGCGCAAAGTGACCCGAACAAGGTCGCCCAGGATCTATTGAACCTGTTCAACAACGGCCGACTGCGAGTCAAGGTCACCCAGACCAACAACACCTTCAACCCTACTCATGTGCTGCTGCCAGCCGTGCAGTTCGGCCAGATCGAAAGCTACCGCATCCCGAACACCTCGGACACGCTGCTGAGCTACCTGGAGAAGGTTACCAAGCTGAAGTTTGATTCGATCCTGCAACTGGCTGGTGCCGGTGCTGCTGGAGCTGACCGCATGATGTTCTACACCAAGAACGATCAGTACGCGAAGTTCCACATGCCGATGCCGTTCATGCTGAACGCGCCAATCGTCAGCGCTGGCGGCCTGCAATTCGAATCGGCTGGTCTGGTTCGCATTGCTGGTACCGAACTGCGTATTCCGAAATCCCATCTGTACGTCGACGGCATCTAAGGGGGCTTCATGGCAACTCTGACCAATACCAGCTCCCACCCGCTGGTGCTCGTCGACTTGACGATCCAGCCAGGCGAAGTGATCGAAGACTTCGACGACAAGGCCGCTGAAGAGCTGAAAGACAACCTGTTCGTCAAGGCCAAATGGCTGAAGATCGAGCCGAGGGCGAAAGCCAAGTAACACCGATAGCCCCGCCCAGTGCGGGGCTGTTGTTTTCTGGAGGTTGCAACCGTGGCTGAACTGACCATCGACGTGACGCCGGCGATCATTGCTGACTTCCGAGCGTTCTACGAAGAATTTTCCGACAGTGCCGTGTGGTCTGATCCCAAGATCACCAAGGCGCTGTATATCGCACGCGGCGAGCTCGATGCCAGCCGATGGGGCGACTACAAACCCTATTCGCTCCTACAGCGCGGCTGGTTCGCCCTGGCGGCGCATTACTTGACCTGGAACACGGCGACGACCGACGCCACCACGGCAGACGGCAGCGCCTCGACACCCTACGCGGTGGCCAGCAAAGGCGTTCGCGATGAATCGGTGTCCTACGCCATCCCGGCGGCGAACGCCACCCTGACGACGTGGGACGCGGCGCTGGCCTTGACCCCATACGGTGTCGAGTACCTGCACCTGCGGGATCGGGCTGGTATGGGGGCCGTCTGCGTATGATCCGGCCGGACGTGAGCCTGATCGGCAAGCAGCAGGTCGAGCAGGCGATGAAGGATCTGGCCAAGAAGCTGGAAGGTGATGCTCGCGTCCTGGCCGGTGTCCCGAAAGGCGCCGGCACTTATGAAGACGGGCTGACCCTGGCGACCATCGCAGCGGTCAACAACTTCGGCTCTGCTGACGGCACGATCCCTGCGCGCCCCGTGCTGGGCCCGGCCATCGAGAAAGGCGCTCCGCAATACCTGCGATTGGCCGAGGTGATGATTC